TATATCCAGCACATTCTCCTGGTGGATTTGTGGTTCCGTTTTCAAGATCAAGTTTTTTAGTAACTGTAAGATCATTACACCCATCGTCAAATATCGTATCTGTATAGACAACAATCTTTTCGTCTCCAGCTAAAGAAATAGGCGTGTAGCTTGATGCAGGATTGTATTGGGTGTAATTCACCCCATTATCAAGCGACACGTAAAGTTTATCAGTAAGGACACTACTTTCAAAAGTATCTGTCAGTGTGATTACTAAAGTATTGCCAGTATTGGCAAGCTCTATTGTTCTTGAGTTTTGGCAAGGAACGGCAGGCACACATTGGATAGTCTGTTCTAAGTGTATCGGAGCGCAACCATCAGTAAAAGATGCAGCATAGGTCAAAAATACTGTTTGTTCACCTACAACAGAAGTCGGACATGGAATAAATGATAAACCACCATCAGTCGAACACAATAATTCAGTGTTTTCTGTTGGGCTTTCAAAGTTTTCATTTACTGAAATGGTTATTTCACCTGTATCTTCGTTGCAATCAAAGTTTATGGATGCATAGTTTTTGCAAAGGTTCGGATTTGGGTCGGGGCAGTCGCTACAATCTACAGTAGGCTGTTTTAGCGTACACCCAAATTGCATGTAAGAACTATTTACATCAATAGAAAATAAATCCCCAGCATTACTATTGTATTCTGCCAAAGTAGCAACATTATAGGCAACATAAAGACACCCAAAAACACTTACAGCGGTACTATCTTCATTATTATTGCCTATGATAAGATCATACTGTGTCCTTACAACTCTATCATTTAATGATCCGTTACCATTACAATCGGTACATTCTCTTACCCAAAAATATTTATCATATCCTAAAAATGTTGGACTTGGTGGATAGGTAGTTATACAATCACATTCAGGATCAATAGGTCCATCTGCCCCATCACTACAAACAACCTTAAAACAAGCAATACCATAATTAGGAATTGCACCAACATTTACACTTTGTCCTGTGATAATCGTATTTGGCACCCATACAGAACCGTTTATGCTTTGATATATCTCACATTCACTATCAATAGTCTGGTCAATACTATAAGTTTCACCGTCGCAAAGTTCACCAACACCACCATTTACCGTAACATTTAAAGGTACTTCAATAGCATTGTATGTAAGATCAAAAGGAATGTTTACAAAGTCAGTATGAGTAGGGTAGTCGAACCTTAGCTGAATAACAACATATGTTTGCCCCTGTGTTGTAGATTTGAACCCATAAACGCAAAATGTAGGTTCGGTACCGGATAATGTCAAAGGCTTACCACTTACCGCACTTGCAGAACTTGAACTAAAAGCTTTTGCACTCACAAAGTAATCAGACCACGTGCCAACAAGTCCAGATGTTGTCAGTTGTGTATCAAAATCTGCAATGTCCAATTCAAAACAAAGATCAATACCAATATCTGTGGACAATCCTTTTATACATTGTTCACCTTCATTACCAAACTCGTCCATTGCCATTAATGTGCCCGTTGGAACTATTGCCTTATTGGTAGCCGCTTGTAAAATGGATCCTGAAATGCAAGATTTTAAAATACCATTCTGAAAGTAAACTACATAAACTTTATAACTAGAGTTTGCCTGCAAACAAGAGCCTGCAATTGTGACACCAGCAGTACTTTGGCCGCTTTGCTCTTGGAATCCGTACCCATCAGAAAAACAATTGAGTGGCAAATCATCAACGGCACTTGCACCCCCTGAAATCTTAGCGTAATTGGTAACTAGATTTGGTACAATTGGGCCGTTGGAAATAGCATCTTCTTTGATAAGACCAACAAAAAAGTTATTATTGGTAGTTCCACTTGCTATGATTTGAATATTAAGATCAACGCCAGGCACAAAACCACTTTCGACAAATTCTATATCGTCTTCACAGAATCCTGAAACTTCAATTGGAATAGTAGCTGTTAGTTGGTTGCTGTCATGCTTCACATAAAAGCCAATGTCATCATTGAAAGAAGGTGTATTGAATGCATTTCCGTTTGTGGCGTTAGGTCGAACGACAAAAAATGAGTATTGAATCTCAAATGTAGTAGCATTAATGACCTTTAATTTCGCTTTGTAGTTATTACATGATATGTTTGTAAAATCGTAAACACCAGCCGCAGGAGGATAAACGATTTGAAACGCAGGACTTAACGGTGTTCCAGCTGTAAAGTATAATTGTGGATGAAACTTTATGACGTCACCTGTCAACATAACGTCACTTGTAAAGACTTGCTTTACGGTTATATATTGCCCAATGGCAGCCTGAATACCTTGTGATTGCGAGAATGATAACATTGACGCAAAATTAAAGGATAGCTTAAAGCTAATTTTTTCATTAATTGGATGGTGTAAACTTATTGCCACTTTTAAAACAAAAAAAGCATACACCTAATAAAAGATGTATGCTTCAAAATAAACCTTAGTCGAAAGTAGCCTACCTGCACAAAACACGAATATCAGAAAATACCATCTTTACATCACTACGATTTATAGTAATCTGTACACTGGTTGGTATTGCTTTACCGTCTTCTGTTTCTATAAAGATTCTTTGAAAGTTATTCAAAACACTTTCTACATAATCACAATTGCAGCTTATTTCAATATCTGAATATTTGTAACGATCTTTTTTCAATCTTGGATTGTCAACATCTCTATAAAAGTCTTTGACCAATTCGGAATAACTTTGCTCTTCATCAATGTGCATCGGACTATTATAAATCCAATATTGCTTTTTGTCTTTTTTGGCCAATGGTGTTTTGACTACAGCTGCATCTTTGCGATTGAACCCACTTTCTAAAACTAATAGCTTATGAGCTGACAATTGACTTGAAGACAATACCAAATCAAATTTTCTAATCACTCCTTCATTATCAAAAAATACTTCGCTTAGAAAAGTTTCGGGGCCGTCTCTGAATTCGTCCATAAATCTAATGAAATTAAAGAAGCCTCTTTTTTCATATGCTTTCCTGTCAAACATGAACCTTGAAGGGCCAAAATTCAATTGTCTGTTACATTTGCCCTTTTGGCTTGGATTGTATGGTAGGTTGTATTCTACTTTATCATCATAGTGAATTTTTAAAGTTGAATTTCCATCTTGGTCAAAAGCATCTTGTGTATAGGAATATTGACCATAAGCACAAGCATCCAATGTGTTGTATGACAAAATAACATCTTCTTCAGGGCAAACATCTTTAATATTGAATATCTTTTGCGTTCTGATATCATCAAAATAATCTACACGCTCAAAATATAGAGTATCGTCAATGATCCTGTAATCTGCTGCAAATACTTGGCTTAGTTCCTGCAAAAGCCCAATTGTTGTATAAATAGGCTCGTTTGCTTTGAGCACCCTTGAAACTTCTGGTCTTGAAGTATCTTTGTAATCGCCATGTTCACCACCTGTAAGGCAAAGTAAAGCCAAATTGTATCTTAAAGATGTAGGATCGTTCAGGATTGAGCTTTGAAACTTCAATCCAACTTGCTGGCATTGATAGTTTATCATTTCTCTAATCAAAGGAGCCGGAGCCCAACGTCCTGTACCTGTTATCCAAGTGTCGAAGGTTGAAAAGATAATGCCAGAAATATCAATATTACACCTACCAAATCCAAAAGATGCAATCTCACATAAAACCGTTAATATTTCATCTAAAATATTTACGATTACCCTTATTGGAATGGTTACCAAAAATAAAGCCCACTGCAAATAATTAGGCTGGTCAACATAATACATGATAGGTGTGTCGTTGTTTTCGATGAACCCATTATCTGTAATCAGTTCAGAATCTAAACGAGCATAAGCACGGCCCACTTGATCTGAACTTTTGAGATTGACCGTTATTTGATCTTTGTTGGTATTCCACTCTACACCTTCAGATGTCAATTCAGCTTCTACATTGATGCCGCCGCAAATGTCAGCTTTGAACAATGATGGTAGAAACTTTTCCCATGAATCGCAATTGGCAAAGAAGAACGATTTGAGATACTTAAATGCTTTACCTTCAAATGTTATGTCGGATGATAGCACCTTACCAATGGTCTTAGTCTCTTGGTTAAGACCTAATTCAATGGTAATCTCGTCCAGTCCTTCAACTGCATCGGATGTATAATCAGCACCGTTTATAAATATTTTATTCATGGAATACCTTATAATTTGTTACATTTTCCAATTGTGTAAGACATGGAAGTTCTAACCCACGAATATGATATAAATGCCTTTGATTAGCATTATTCACAATATTTTGTGATGATGGGTATATTTCAATGAAAACCAAAGTCGGGAAAATACGCTCTTTGGTAGCTTGCAATGTCTCCCATGATAATGGTTTGTCGTCGGGAGCTGTTACGGATAGTAAGATGTAATCATCAGTGATGGTAATGGTTTCGGTCATGCTGGTTGTCATGCTGTAAATCTTTTGCGTTGAATATTCTTTTGTATCATCTTGTCAATCTGAATGGCTAAACCCTTTTTATCTAGCGTTATGGATGTTCGGGTGTTCTCGAATGATTCTCTTAAAGCCTGAATTTCTTTAATCATTGTATCATCAGACTTTCCACCAATGGCAATGATCTTTGGAACGGTTGTAGATTGCATCTGATACAACTTCACAGCATCGGGTAGTAATGCATTTGGGAAACCGTTTAGTTTGCTGTTTGTGATCGGGTCAACAATCCTTTCTTTTCCATCAAATCGGGCTGTATATCCATCTTGGCCTGAATGTTTACGGTATTTGGCAAATCTAGGGTCTTGATCTACTTGTTCAATACCTTCGATAAATGCAGGTGGCTTCACTAGGTTTGCCGCTGACGCTATCAGACCGCCAACAATGGCAAATACTATCGGTGCACCAATACCGCCTGTTATAGCTCCAGCTTTGGCCGCTGCAACCTGTAAGTTTGATATTGTCAACGCTGTATTGACAATTATTTGAGCCTGAGCCGCTATTTTGTCAATAATAGATTGTCGCTTAATGGCTTCTTCACGCTTTTCTTCCAGCTTCGCCAATCGTTCTTCCTCCAATTCTAGTTGCTTGACATTTCCCTTTTCTGCTATCTTTTCAGCATCTTTAACCCTTGACTGTTGGGCTTCTATCCTTTTGTCCAGCTCGCCAATGTAAATGTCGGATATGGTACTGAATGCATCTCGGGCAACTTCAACACTCTCATTTACCAACTGTAATGTTTCGGGGCTTATGCCTAAAATGTCACCTGTACCTTTGATGATCTTTTCAGACATAGCAGGAATCTCAATTCCTAATCGCTGCAATAGTTCAATGATCTTTTCGCCTTCATCTCTAAGGCTGTCGAATGCTTCTAAGTCCAAAGGGTCACCAAGTCCAGCTTGCAATTTGGCTTTCATTTGCTCAACGGCACCCGTTACCAGTCCTAATCTATTCTGCAATGCAGGAACACGGTCATCTGGTAGTAGTTTGTCTAAGTCAATGGCATCAAATCCGCCTGTCTCGAAGGTTAGTTTGTTGAGTTTAGGGGAGCCAATTTTATCAATACCATCTTGCAATTCTTTAAATTGCTTTTCAAGTTTTACCTTTAATTTCGGGTCGTTTGTTGCTAATATTTGCGATGATAATCTAATCAAAGCCGCTTCCATTTCTTTAGCATTTTTGACAATAATATCTTTCTCAGCAGTTGGTAAAAAGTCCAAAGGTTCAGACTTGACACGAATCAATGAATTATACTTTCTACTCAATTCGTCAATCTGATTACCAATTTCGAAAAATTCAGCAGAATCCTTTTTGGCAAAATTTTGCTTTATTGTAGCCAACGCTATTTGCTTTTGAACTTCCAGCTTTTCAAGTTCTTCACCGAGTTTCTTTGCGTCGCCTATGGTTTCCCTTGCTGCCTTTTCTCTTAATGCGAATTCTTTATTTACTTTTTCAAGTTCAATATCTAGCAACTCTTTGTTTATCTGCTCTTGTGTCTTCTTTTTATCCTTACCTGCATTTTGATCTGCCTTCTTTTGTTCTTCATTGGTTTTCAAATCCCTTTTTGTCGCTGCTTTCTTTTCAAGTTCTTCGATCTGAATCCTGTTCTTCACTTCATTGTCGAAGGCTTCTTTATATGCTTGAGCAGCTGTCTTTCGATTTGCCTTAATGGAGTCAATTTCCCTTTTTAGTCTATTAGATTCAGCTTTTGCACTGTCAGAACCAAGAAAAGCCTGAAAATCATTTATGAGTTTTTTGGATTGTAGGTAAGTAAGTGTAAAGAAATCAAACAAATTTAAAAAGTCTTGCTTCACAAATGCAACAACACCAGCTATGATGGGGCCTATGTTTTGGAATGTTTCAAGTAAGAACCCAAAACCAGCCCTAAGAGTGGTAATAAATGGTAAGTCAGATGTTTGTAAAAACTTGATAACAGTGGTTAAACTTTCGACTAAGAATGTAACACCCTGTATGGCAATCCTGAAAGCACCTGAAAGACCATTGATAACAACCTGTAAAAACTTGAACCCGTCACCAGCACCAAATAATGTAGTGGCTAATCTTTTCAAAGCATCTACCAATGGGCTTATAGTATTTCCGTAAAACGTAAACAACCCTTTAAAGAAACCTGTAACGACTGGCTGAACTCTTTTGAAAGCATCCATCAAAGTAAATAAACCATTTGTCAACGGTATCAATAATGACTTAATTATAGGCAGAAAAGCATCACCAAAACCCCTAATAAGTTCATCAAAAATACCTTTCAATGATGATACTAAACCGCCAAATGTTTGAGATTGGGCCAACATTAAACCTTGAAACTTACCTCCTTCAGTGGTTAATGAAGTGAAGGCTTCTTCTAAATTCTTGAATGAAATCTTACCTTCTGATGCCAATTTTTTGACCTGACCTTCTGAAACTCCAAGTTGCTTTGCAAATTCTTGAATAACCGGAATACCAGCTTCAGTAAGTTGGTTTATGTCTTCTGCAAAAAGAGTTCCTGCAACTTTAGCTTTACCGAATATGACTGCAAGTTCATTGAAGTCTTTACCGGTGGCACTTGATATGTCACCAATTTGGGTAAGTTTCGGAATAAGTTGATCTGATGACAAACCAAATGCTAATAAAGATTTGGCAGCTTGGTTTACTTGATCGGGTTCAAATGGTGTCTCAATGGAGAATTTGTTTAGTTCAGATAGAACCTGTGTAGCTTTTTCACTGTCACCCAGAAAAGTATCGAATGCAACTTTTGTTTGTTCGTATGCTGACGATAGTTCAATTGACTTACTTACAAGTCCAGAAATGAGTGATATTCCACCTTGGACAATGTTTGCTGCGATGATACCAGCAAAAGCACCTTTGGCAATATTGAAAGTCTTTTGAAGGCCGCCAACTTTCTTTTCGACTTCATCTACACCCTTGGTATTGGCTAGGAGTTCAAGTATTACATTGTATTTTGCTAAATTCTCTGACATGCTGCAAAATTACAGCATGTAGGTTGGATAGGATTTTGATTAATTGGATCGCATTGATAGCGTATAGTTTTATATCACCTTTTGATTTTCCTTTAACTCTAAACTATATTTCTCTAGCACCTGCAACATGTTA